TATACATCAACTTCTACCTTAGTCTCATCCTTTGGATAGAATGATGCCAACCAAGTTTGAAACTTCCCAAATGGAATATCAACAGGTGCATCAAGTCCAAGTTTAGTTGCTGTCTTCATATCAATTTTAGTCATTTGTTTATCTTTTAATTGTAATTCCTTAAACTTATTATGAAGTGCTGCTACAACTTTGGGTCGTGGCATAGCTACATCATCTGCAAGATTTAGAAACTTTCGAAGAACTTCAGGAACCGGTTGTTCTTTATTAAAACCACCATTTACATTTCCCTTACGCTTTGGTTTCTCACTACGAACACGTTTCAAATCATATTCGTGTGATTTTTCAAGTTGGTCATAATCTGTACGTTGAAGTCGTTCCATTTCTTTAATCTTGACTTCTGTTTCTTTTAGACCTTTCAGTTGGTCACTCTTTGTTTTGTAAAGAATCTTAATCTCTTGTTTTCGAGATTTAATACGACTCTTTACAACATCAAATGTTTCTTTTACTTTCTTACCTTTGGCGACCTTGTCATCTTCAGACTCTTCGTCTGAATCATCTGAAATCATTCCTTTCGCTTGTTGTTCATCATCAGACTCTTCCTCAGAATCATCTGCTTTCTTACCTTTGGTGACCTTGTCATCTTTATCTGATTCTTCCTTCTTTATAGGAGCAGACTTTTTAGTAGCAGTTTTTTTAGCATCTACTTTCTTAACAGGTTCTTCATCAGATTCAGAGTCTGATTGAACTTGCTTTTTATTATCTACTTTAGAAACAGTTTTCTTAACAGGTTCTTCATCAGATTCTGAGTCTGATTGAACTTGCTTTTTAGTCTTATTAACAGTTTTCTTAACAGGTTCTTCATCAGATTCTGAATTTTCTTTCTTAACAGGCTTTTCATTCAAAACATTTACCTTCTTATTAGATTTGGACATTAATA